GTAGGGGTTTAGGATAAATTGTTTTATCTAACCAACAATAACCAATGTGCTCGTCATTTAGTGTTGGGATAAATTCATCGTCAATTTTACAGAAAAATGTATGATATGTAAAATTATTATTAACAAACTTTTGAATAGGAATTAGTTTTAAATCAGATGGAAAGTATCCAATTTCTTCAGTACACTCTCTAGCTAGTCCTTCAAGTATTGTTTCATTAATTTCTAATTTGCCACCTGGGATGCCCCAAGTGTTTTGTGTTTTCTCATCATTACGCATTAGGTATAAAAATCTTTTAGTATTTGAAGCATAAAAGAATATACCAGCAGATGTATTTGGGGGAGAATTCATAATTAAATTATACAGTAATTTAAATTACTATGCTATAATCACCTTGCCCATACCATCCTTCATACGACTTCATCCAAATACCTTCAGCATAACGATATTGAATATTAGTTGTGAAATTTGTAACATATTGAACGTCACTTAGATATTGACTATCAAAACTTACGAACCAATCAGTTCCATCATATTCGATAATACTGTTTGCTTTGGCTACAACATTTCCCCATGATATAGAAGGATTATCATTCAATTCGCTTCCTATATCTTCAACAATTAAATAACGTTGTCCTAAAGCAGCAGGTGGAAGTCCATGATCAGGTCCCTTAGTTAATGGATTAATTATACTATCAACAGGTCCTAATGTATCTTCTGGCAAAGTATCTGGGTCAATGTTATAAATTAATAATCTATCATCAGTTGGGTTGAACGCAATCGTACCTACAATTTCGGTTTCCATATATGGGTTTTGTAGCCAAATTTGACTAATACCGGGTCTTACAGTGCCGTATACATTCAATACACTTGTCCAATATATATCTGAATTTGGACTTGAAGGTAAATCTAAATTTTGATTACTTGGATAAAAGTCTTGATTAGCAGGTAATATTTGTAAACTATTACCTAGTAATAATAATTTGTAACCATATGGAGTAATCTTTTGTCTTGTACCTAATAACAAATCATCATCTTGCATATCATCAAGAGCATTGCCTTTGAATATACTTGCGATGATCTTATGTATAACTCCCATCTTTTTAATTTTAGCACTAGAACTTATCCATATTGGCATATAGAATTTCCAACTCATTACGTCAATTGGATTGCCTGTACCTTGTGGTATAACTCTACTACTAAATGTAAGACCGTCTTGATATACAACACTTAAACTCGTCCAATCAATAAAGTTATCTGTGCTTTGTAACTCCATACTAGGATTAAACAACACACCCAACTGCTCTATTAACTCTAATTTCTGATTATAGTTTGTAGTCCAAAAGTCTACATTAATTCTTAATGTGTAAGGAACAGGCATGATACGTTCTACAGTAAATGCTTGTCCTTGTGTAGTATTATAACTTTGTGTTTCAGGATTCCATTGACGCTGACGTACTGCTAGTTTGTCGATAAAGTATGGATCTTGTGTGCGCTTTTGATCATATTCAAGACCACTTATATAATAAGTTATTAAAGGTGCGCTTGGCAAACTGCTTGGTGTATTGTTTGCTTGTATTGTAGAAACCATACGACTTGCATCACCATATTGAATAGGAACACGTATTAAAATATTATTTCCTGCAGGGTCTTTACCTCTAGTAACTTGCCAGTTACTAAAAATTCTTGCGAATTGAACTAAAAATCTACGTATTTGTTGATCGTAAAAATAATTTGCCATCTATTGCCTTAATCTGGTTGTATAGTAAGTATTGAACTCAATGGTTGCTGTTGTGGAATTACAGTGCCATCAGTCAATACTAATGTTTGTTCGTTGTTAATAAAGCTTGCTAATTGATTCTGTTCACTAGGTATTGTACTATCAAATGCAACGCCAGCACGTGAACTTACGCCAATACGAATCCATAATGATCCGTCCCATCTGTATAACAAGTTTGGTAGATAATCAATACGTAAGAAATAATCTCCTACTGTAGGATTAGCGGGGAATGTAATACCAGAACCAACTGGTAACCCATTCGGCGCAGTCCCATCACCAATCATATAACCATTGGTGTATCCATATCCTTGTGGAGTGGTACGTGCAATAAATTGAAATCTAGGATCACAATCAGCACGATAGTCCATTGTTTGACTTATTGGATTACGATAAATGTCAAAATCAGGTTCTACTTGAATTGCAGTACCAGCAGGCATTAATGTAATAGTAGGCTGATCGATAGTAAATGTATTCAACAATTTGTTTACACTTACAATTCTTGTATTATCAGCAAATATATTAATTTGTGTTCCGTTTTCACTAGTAACAAATGCACTGATTAAATTTTTAGGTGCAATGTCTTGTGTAACATCCATTGGTTGCACTGAAATTGTTGTGCTACCAATAGGTACTTCTAATGAAGTTAAAGTGAACGGTGGGAATTGATCTGCTGTACTATATGTATTGTCAGCAGTACCATATGGTCCTGTGATTGCACCATTTGCTTTAGCAGTTAATACTAATGTACCATCGACTTGTCCACTACCTGTATCTAAACGTTCTGGTGCAAGCTTACCAGTCTTTAGTGTAACAGATATAAATTCACGTAATGCGTCAGCATCTTTACCTGTTAATGTTTGTAATTTCTTTCTAGCCTCTGCGCCAATTCTTAAAACAGGACTTGGATTTCTATAACCTGCACTTGAAACAAATTCAAGCGTCCCATAGTTTGGTATAGGAGCACCAGCTGGCACTAATATGTTAACTGGTGGACTAGGTTCACCATCAAAAGTAGGAACAACATAAAGCTGTTGCCTATCGTATCCTGTTTTAGGTACTATTCTAGCAGCTTCAGCTATAGCAGCATCATTAACTTCAATGTTTTTATTGTATCTACCTAAAATGTCACGCAAGTTATCAGCAGTACTTAACTCCCAATATGCAGGATCAGTAGGAGCGATACCAGGTGGAACTGGACCAGGTGATTTTGGTGTATATATTTTATCACCATATGTTACAGTATAACCTGTAGGATATGATTTTGTGCTGTCCCAATCACCTAAGTAATTGTCTTGAGAAATTGGTTCACTTAAAATGTTTGCAAATTCTTGACTGTCAACTAATGGCTCACATTTGATACGCCACAAGTGTGGATACCAAGTTTGACTAAATCCTTCACTTGCAAAGTTAGCATCTGTAATTTGATAATATCTGCGCAAGCCAACTGGTATTGCTTCATTCAATGGATGATAATCAGTCAAGTGAGGTAGCTCAAAAACATCACCGACCATTAGTTTTCTACCAATTAATTCAATCATTTCATTATAATGTACTGTAATAAAAATAATATCATTATTCAAAAACAATCCAAACTGACTTAAATCAAAATCTAAGTTTTGCACATTATAATGCCCACGAATCCTGTAAATACTTGTTTCGTATTTACGGTCACGGTTTTCTAAAAACAACAAATCCTGTATATTAGTAGGGTCTAATTGATCATACTGAGGTTGTGTGAAATCGTTACTAGGACCAGTATTCTGTACGCCCAAATATTTGTGTACATAAAGGTCTGTTGCACCCACGACAAACATTTCTTTGATTGTCCTATCAAGAAACTTGTAATCATTTGTTTTTTCTGGGCGGTAAAGCGATAATCTAGGCATGTTAATATTCCGATAACTATTATATTTATGACAAGAGGACTTGACAAATAATCCTGTCTGTATTATAATGATAAAACTATTCACTTTGGAGCATAAAATGGCACGTAAAAAGACTGAAGATCACTTCGTCAAAGCATTGAACCCAAAAGACGGGGACACAAAATATACAGGGGATGAACCATTTTTTGCTGTTCAACCCGATTCAGATTTTAGAAATAGCGCCCTAGCAAGAAGTTTTTCTTGGTACAACAGGTACTATGGTCGTAAGGAAGCTAAAGAATTGCTTATTCAATATCTGGAACACAATGATAGAAAAAGTGATGCTAAAGTTGTAAACAAAACACCCGAAAGCGAAATACTAAGCACTTTTGCTTGGTTGGCTAGACTTACATTGCGCGGTCTACAACTTACTGAGCATGAAGAACTATCACTGCAAAATGAAATTAGCAGGCTAATGACCTGTGTACACAAACCCGAAACTGTGTTCAAAAGTAATCTAACACCAAAAGACGTTGAAGAAGAAAAAGAAAAAGAACCGGTCAATCGTCCTAACGTGCAAGAAATTATGAAAGAAAAAGCACGTGAAGCAGCAGGTGAGATTGCTGGACTGTTTGATGAGTTTATTATTGCTGGCGCAAAGGGCAGTCTTTCAGGCAAACCCATTGACATTCTTGCAAAGTATAATATTCTCCCACAACATATTTCTATCATACTTGATGTTTGGAAGAAAGAACTCAATGAATTAGAAGAAGTGCAAGAAGGTAAAGATGCACAACTTGTTGAGGGCTACAGCCAATTTGGTAAAGTACAAATTAAAAACATGATCAAAGCTATTGAAACTATTATCAGTGACCTCAATAGCTATATCAGTGTTAAGAAAGCAAGTAAGACACCTCGTAAACGTAAAGCAGTACCTGTAGAAAAAATTGTTGCGAAACTTAAGTATCTTAAAGAGTTCAAAGATCCTGCACTAAAACTTGATCTTGTGAGTGTTCATCCAACTAAACTACATGGTGCTAGTGAAGCGTGGGTATATGACACTGCAAAGCGCAAACTACACCACTATATTGCTGATCAATATAGTCAGAGTTTTACTGTTAAAGGTAATACTATTCTTGGCTTTGATGCTACTAAGAGTGAGGTAAAAACATTGCGTAAACCCGGCGAACAAATTAAAGAAGTAATGGGTAGCAAGCCCGCTGCACGTAAATTCTTTGAAGGCATCAAAGCAGTTGCCACTCAACCAAATGGTCGTTTTAATGAAAACATGATTATCTTAAAGGCATTCTAATGAACAAGAAAATCAAAGACTTGATGATTAAATCTGGTGCATACGACCATTATGAAATTAATGAGGGTGTAAACGGCGATGAATTGCCAATGGTCAAATTTGCAGAATTGATTGTTCGTGAATGTGCTGAGTTTACTCATCCAGTTACTCGCAAGTTTATAATGGAACATTTCGGAGTTGAAGAATCAAAAGGTTGGGTATGTACTAAATGTGGTACTGATAGAACTAAACAAGAGTGCCCAAAAGGTTACACAGCAGCATTGACAGGTGAGTGTCCAATGATTGGAGAAGCACAATGAAATCATCAGGAGTAAAAGAGTTAGGACGACTTAGATATCAATGGGACTATGATCCAACCGGTTGGTACTATATCAGCCGCAAAGGTGAACAAATAAATATGAAGTTTTTTATTGGTACAGTAGAGTTTGACACCGGAAGTTTCAATCAAATTATTATTGGACCTATTGCAATTTCATGGGGATGGGCATAATGAAAAAGGAACGACAACTACTGTTTAGTGTGACTAAAGACGATTGTGACTGGAGCTATACTCGCGGCACAGGTAATGGCGGGCAGAAAAAAAATAAAACTAATTCCGCTGTACACTGCAAGCACAGAGCAAGTGGTGCAAAAGGTTATAGTGAATCTAGCCGTAGTCAACTTGATAATCGGCGAGATGCCTTTGTTAAAATGTGCAACACTGAAGAATTTAAAAAATGGCATAGACTTGAAACACTTCGTCGAACTGGGATGATGGATCAAATTGATCGTAAGGTTGCCGAGGAGTTGACAAAGATTAAATTAGAGATTAGAATAGACGGTAAATGGACTGAAGTTAAAGAAAGCCAATTAGTCGATGATCCAGACCATTTTAAATTTGAGGTTAGTGTATAATGAACATTGATTTAAACAAATACCAACACTTTGTAGAAAAAGTTACTAGCCAACCTAGTAATGATTTAACTACTTTTATGTCAACCCTTGATAGACTAGATGCAAACTATGAAGTATTTGACGGAGTAATGAAACATGGTCCTGATGCAAACATCCCATTACTCATTACCGCATGTATGGGATTGGCAGCAGAGTCAGGAGAATTTGTTGAGATACCTAAGAAAATTATTTTTCAAGGTAAAGCACTTACTGACGAGGCTGTGTTTCACATGAAACGGGAACTTGGTGACATTATGTGGTATTGGATTAATGCTTGCAGAGCATTGAATCTAGATCCTAATGATGTTATCGCAGAGAATGTAAAGAAACTTGAATCAAGATATCCTGGTGGTAGTTTTGATCCTTTCTATAGTGAAAACCGCAAAGAAGGTGATTTGTAATGGTACCCCATAGTAATCAAAATACAACCTCTACTATTAATGTTAGTGTGATACCCGGAGGAAGCGGAGGGTCTGGAGGTGTAAGCTATGGTAAAAATAGTATGAACATAAGCACAAGCACTTCCGTCTACTACTCTAACGTAGAACCAACACCAAAATGGGAACCATGGTTTGCTTGGTATCCTGTTAAAGCAGGCGAAAAATATAAATGGCTTACTACTGTCTATAGAAAAGCTATAAAAGAATCTGAAGTAGTACAAAAGACATTAAATTCTACTATAGTCCGAAGAAAACAAAACTACATTTATGGTACTGTCTTTGATAAGTTAAAAGAATGACAGGTTACTTTTGGATTAATGTTTGTCCTGAATGTAATGTAAAACTTACCACAAAATATTTAGACAAACCCAATGGTGGGTTAAGTATGAGGGATGAATGTCCTGTATGTGAGGGCAGTGCTTCAGCACATGCTATTGCGGGAGATGAACTCCCTGATAGTGAAGTACCCTTTTTAAGATTTATGAAAGGTAAAAGCCCAACTCCAGATAAATAGTTTATCTGGAGAATAATATGGCAGGGCAGACACTTGATGAATTAAAAGAAAGTTTATTTGCAAATCTTAGATTGCGTATGGGCGACGGTATAATTGACGTTGAACTCGACCCACAGCATTTTGAAGCTGCTTATAACTACGCAATTTTAGTATATCGTCAACGTGCTCAAAATAATACTGTAGAAACCTATACGTTAATGAAGGTAGAAAAGAATGTTGACGTATATACACTTCCTAGCGAGTTTCAAAATGTTAGAGCAATATTTCGTAGAACAGTTGGTTTAGAAACAGGACCTGCCGCTAGTTCATTTGATCCATTTAGCAGTGCTATTCTCAACACATATCTATTAAACTATAACTATGCAGGTGGTCTAGCAACATATGACTTCTATGCACAATATATCGAACTTGCAGCACGTATGTTCGGAGGATATGTTATCTATACATTCAATCCAGTAACCAAACAACTTAAAATTGTTCGTGATCCTAAGGCAACAGGTGAACAAGTACTAATTTGGGCTGACATGATTAGACCCGAACGTGAACTTTTACTAGATCCTGGTGCCGGTGTTTGGATTGGTGACTTTACACTTGCTGTATTAAAAGGTATACTAGGTGAGGCACGTGAGAAGTTTGGTAGCATTGCAGGTCCAAGTGGTGGCACTACATTAAACGGGGCAGCACTTAAAGCAGAATCGGCAGCAGCGCAACAACAATTGATCGAAGACCTTAAGAAGTATGTGGATCATAGTCAACCCCTATCATTTGTCATAGGTTAACCATAAAACTATACAACGTAATCATCCTGTAATAAAATACTATTGTTACAGGAGAAAACATGCTAGTAAGCGTCACCGGATTTATTGGTTCAGGTAAGGACACCGTAGCCGATTATTTGATTACAGAATATGGCTTTAAAAAAGAATCGTGGGCAGGAACACTCAAAGATGCCGTCTCAGATATATTCGGTTGGGATCGACAACTATTAGAAGGTACTACAAAATACGCACGTGAATGGCGTGAAGAAATAGACCCATGGTGGAGTGAACGACTTGGTATTGAAAATCTAACTCCAAGGTATATTCTACAGCAATGGGGAACAGAAGTTTGTAGGAACAATTTTCACTCAGACATTTGGGTCGCTAGTTTAGAGAATAAATTACGAAATACAAAAGATGATGTTGTCATCACAGACACACGCTTTCCTAATGAAATGAAAGCAATCAAAAGATTAGGTGGAATTACGATTCGCATACATAGAGGACCTAAACCAGCTTGGTACGAAGATGCGATTGCTGTGAACAAAGGTCCAAAACATATAGGCTGGGCATTAGGAAAAGATAGACTAGCAAAGCTTGGAATTCATCCTAGTGAGTATAGCAGTGTTGGACTAAAGTTTGATCATGAAATACATAATGATAGTACAATTGATGACTTACATAGTTGCATACAGCATATGTTAAATCTTAATTAAAAGTCTACTTCTAAGTCGCCCCTACGCCAGTTGACTTCCTTACGCTTTATTACTTCTACACAGTTTAAGCATATGGTTCTAAGATTGACAAAGGATACATTGTCTAAGTGTCCGTCAATGTGATATACAGTCATTTGCGTAGCATAGATAGCTTTGAAACCACATAAATCACATGTGGTTTTTTTCTTGTACCCTGCTTTTTGCCATTTTGGTGAAGTGGGTTTTTTCTTCTCTTTTTTCTTCCCACATTCATCACACATACTACGATAGTATGTTTTCCCTTGTCTGACATAGTTAACCGCTGCAACGTTTTTATTGCAAGTTTTGCAAATTGGACGATTCATAAAATTATTTATACCCAAAAACCTTTAAAGGTTTGGTTATTGGGTGTTTTTTCATTTTTTCACTAAATATAATAACGACATAGGGCGTTAACCCTCAAAATCATAACATAAAGGAAATTTAAAATGGCACTAGTATCTCCTGGAGTAGAAGTTACAATCATTGACCAAAGTCAATATCTTCCAGCATCTTCTAACTCAGTACCGCTAATCCTATTAGCGACAGCACAGAACAAAGCAAACGCTGCTGGCACTGGCGTAGCAGTAGCAACAACAAAAGCAAACGCAAACAAATTATATACAGTCACAAGTCAGCGTGACTTGGTTAATCTATATGGTAACCCATTCTTCTATAAAACAACTAACGGAACCAGTATTCAAGGTTATGAACTTAATGAATACGGTCTACTTGCAGCATACAGTTTATTAGGTGCTACAAATCGTTGCTTTGTTTTAAGAGCAGATATTGATTTAGGAAGCTTGGTCGGCACATTAAGTCGTCCAACAGGAAATCCAGCAGACGGTACATACTGGTTAGACACAACTAATACTGACTGGGGAATCTATCAATTTAGTGCTACTACAGGACGTTTCACAAATCAAACTCCATTAGTAATCACTGACGATGCAAATATTGTAGCAGGTTATCCTTCGGACTCTTTAGGAACTATTGGTTCTTATGCAATTATGCCTAACGTAATTGATGCAGCTCCTTATACTCAAGCAACATATTTTTATAAAAACTATCAGAATACTTGGGTGGAATTAGGAACACCTGAGTGGAAACTAAGTATTCCAACTGTTACAGGTACTAATTCTAATCCTTCTTTAACTGGTGGTGATGAATTTACAATTACAGTAAACGGTGATTACACAAAGACTATTACTATCAGCGGTGGATGGACTGTCAATGACGTAGCTAATGCTATTAACAACATTGGTGATGCATATCTATTAGCAAGAGTCGAAAGTGGCAAATTAATTATATCTTTAGGTGCACCAGATGATCTTGCACCAGGTAGTTATATTTCTTTAGCAAATACAGTCAATAATCCTTTATCAGACTTAGGTTTACCAACAGGAACAAGTTATTCAGCAACAGTCTACTATGGTACATCAGCACAAATGCCATTATGGACAACAGGACAAACAGCTCCTCATCCTACTGGTTCTGTGTGGATCAAGACAAGCATATCAGGTACAGGTATTGACTTAGTAACATCAAGATATGATCTTGCAACTGATGCTTTCTTAGGTAAAAATGTATCAATTTATAGTGACCTAACAGTAGCTACAGCAGATATCGATACTTCAGGTGGAGCAACAATCGGTGAAGGGGAAGTTGTTGCAATTATGGGATCACAAATTCCATTCAATCCATACGCAGGTATGCAAATGTTTGTTCGTTCAAGAACAGGTGAAACTATCGTTACTGGTACAGTAAGTGATCCCACAATTACTGCTGGTTTAGATTTAAATATTCTAGCATCAACTCCAGGTCAATCAATTGTAAATCAGGCTCCAATCGTATTAACAACAAGTGGTACTACAGCAGCATCATTCGTAACTGATTTATTAGCACTTAATATTCCATATGTTGATGCAAACGTTACTGCAAATGGTCAAGTACAAATCATTCATACTGAAGGCGGAGATATTGGTCTTTCTGATTTTGTAAATGGACAAAGCAATGGATTATTAGATGATCTAGGTTTCACATTTAGTACAGAATATGTTACATATGGTACTGTAGATACAACAGCTATTACAGACGTTGATCAAACATCATCTACAGGAAGTGGTTCAGGTATTAAATTATCTGTTTCTAACTATGGAACATGGTATCAATTCCAAATTACAAATGGTGGTTCTGGATATGCTGTAAATGAATTAGTAACTATAGCAGGTGCAGATATCGGTGGTTCAACACCAACTAACAATTTAGTAATTAAAGTGCAGTCTGTAACAGGTGGCGGAACTATTACTGGTGCATCATTCTATTCAGGTACTCCAAGACTCAATACAACATTATTATTATCTAATTGGACACAAGTAGATTATATTGCTAATGAAGGTGCTCCAGCTACTAATCCTCTTAACAATACTAACTGGTTCTATAGTACTGCAACTCAAGTTGACATAATGGTTCAAAAGAACGGTGATTGGATAGGATATAAGAATACTAACTATGATTCTAATGGACATCCAATTAATACAGGTTCTAATGCAACGGATCCATTAGGTGTCATCATGAATACAGATGCACCAGAAACACAAACAGACGGTTCCGCTTTAGTGTATGGTGATCTATGGTTAGATACAAACGACTTAGAAAACTATCCAATGTTATATCGTTGGCAGCAAGTAGATGGCGTGGATCAGTGGGTATTAATCGATACTGCGGATCAAACAAGTCAGAATGGTATACTTTTTGCTGATGCACGTTGGGCTACTAATAGTACAACAGATCCTGTAAGTGATCCTATCCCAACAATCGTATCACTATTAACAAGCGACTATTTAGATTTAGACGCACCTGATCCAGCACTATACCCACAAGGTATGTTATTATGGAACACAAGACGTTCAGGATATAATGTAAAACAGTTTAGAACAAATTACTTTACTGCCGCGAACTATCCAGGAGAAACATTACCTTCATATTCATACACATGGGTAACAGCTAGTGGATTAAACACAGATGGCTCTCCGTACATGGGTCGTAAAGCTCAACGTAATATGGTTGTACAAGCATTAAAGGCTTCAATAGGAACAAATCAAAGCATTCGTGAAGAAGATACATTCTTTAACTTGATTGCATGTCCTAACTATCCTGAATTACAACCTGATATGGTTACACTAAACAATGATCGTAATAACACTGCGTACATTGTAGGTGACACACCATTACGTTTAAGTGACAGTGCAACTGATATTACTGCATGGGCAACTAATGCAGCAGGCGCATCAAGTACAGGTGAAGATGGATTAGTTACACGTGATACATATTTAGGATTGTTCTACCCAAGTGGTATTACAACAGACCTAACTGGTGCAGCAGTTGTTG